GCGTTACGAATGTTAGCCAAGAAGTCAGAATCGAGGCGAAGGTCCGCCATACCCTGGGGAGTCACGAACACCATGAACAGCTCTTCCCCACCCTTGCCGCGAAGGGGCTTGAGATAACTGTCCTTGGCGGCAGCCTTGGCACGAACCAGCGACTTGTAAGTCAGGGTAGTGAGCGCGCCGTCAGCCGCATCGTAGCCAGTACCGGACGCCAAGCCACCGGCAGTATCCAGATAGAACGAGCGGTTAGCGGTTGGGGCCACAGTCCCAGCGTCAGGAGCAAACTCCAGATCGTTAAGGACAGTGGAGGTACGAGTGGAACCATTGGTGTTGAGCGTATAGGGAAGACTGGACAGCGTCAGGAAAGCGAGCTGGTCAATGCGATCACCAAGCCAATAGGCAAGCTTATCGCGTGATTGACGACGGAAGTTCACGATGGACTTCTGATCCGCCATGCGACCTTCTATGCGGTTAGCGTTGCGCATCTGGTCAATCTGAATGACGGTATCGAAGGACTTGAGTTCTTCCTCGTTGCCTTCCAAGGTGTTGTCCCCAACAACACCATCACCGACCATGTCAGCAACCAAGGTAAGAACGGCGCGGGCGCCTTTCTTGTCCTTGCGGAGCTCAGTGATGTGGTGAATCATGGAGTTATCGGACTTGCCGAGGAAACGGTTGGTGAAAGAGTTATTTCGGGCATGCGCCCAGAAATCCATCCCCCAAGCCGTTTTCTGCTCGGTAGTCAGAAGGGAAAAATTAGTAGTAGCCATTTTAGCCTCGCTGCTTTCCGCGAAGGCCGCTCAAACAGTCAGCCACACGCAGAGATAGTGTAAATAGTCATATCGTCGTATCCGTGTCGGGGATGGCCGTGGGCTTCACGTTGATAACGGGTGCGACCCGACTCCGTGTCGTGGAGTAATCGATAACGTAATACTGGCACAACAAAACGTATTATGCAAGCAAACAAAAAAGCCCCCGGCTTTTAGTCGGGGGCCAGGTCCATTGTCGCTGGAGGACATACGCTGCTCACCACCACCAAGAGGAGAGCAAGACAATACTCGCACCCCATATAGCGGGTGTCAAACGTCATCGCCGAGTAGGCGAGAGCGGACAGAGTCTGGGAGTGCTGCCCAGTCATCGACGCTGATGTTATCAATGTCGACGGAATTGGCACTATCTTCTGTCCCGCCTTGCTGACCGTCAGCGGACGGTGGCGCCCGACGAGCGGCATCAACCTTCTTGCGAGTGGACTGCTTCTGGGTCTCCTTGGCCATATCCGCTTTTTTCTCACCCCGCTTCTCACCAGCGGGCTTGGCAGAGGTAGGTTGCGCCAGACCATGAATCGCAGCTACCGCATCGGCCGATTTCTGGGTCGCTTCGCCGCGGGTAAACCCTTGATCGAAATACATCTTCTGGAAACCGACGGCCTCTTGGGATAACGACTCATCGAACGCATCACTGTTCTCGTCAAGCGCCGGGTACTTCTCGATAATGCTTTCCAGCGTCATCTCGAATGAAATCTGATCCCGAACGTCCTGCGCGATCTTGTTGGAATCGATCTTGCCCTCAGTCCCTTCGCCAACGGCCTGTTGGCCTTGGCGAATCGATGCAAAGACCTCGGACTGGAGCCTGGACGCCTTCTCGGTATCACCATCGATAATAGCCGTGTTGGCCTCAGACATCTTGGCCTGCAACTGCTCATCGCTGAGCGTAGTTGCATCGCGCTCTTGGCGTTGGCGGGACGTCTCCGATTCCTGCAACTTGGCTTGTGCTTCCCCCAACTTGCGCTCGGCCGCACGCAACTGCGCAGTGCGCTGGTCAAAGCGGGACTTCGGGATAGCGGGTTCTTTGACATTTGGCGTGGGCTCTTCGACTTCGAGCTCCTCTTCCTCCCCCTCCGTGGTCTTAGTCTCATCACCCTTACCCGACTCACCCTCAGTTTCGGACTCTTCCTCCCCCTCCGTGGTCTTGGTCTCATCACCCTCAGTTTCGGACTCCTCCTCATTCTTTGGAGGCTCTTCGAGCTCGAGCTCTGAGTCAGTTTCGGAAGTCTCGCCTTCGATGTTATCCCCGAAGTCCAAGTTACCTAAAGAATCGACCGGGTTGTCAGCATCGATCAGTTCCCCCAGATCGTAGTCGTCTTTCTCGGCAGTTGCTTTTGTAGCCATGGTGGCTCCTTAATTTGCTGGCTTGTCGCGGGAGGCTTGGGCGGCAGCCAATTGTGTTTCGCCCTGGAACCGCGTTGTGGCCAACTGCGCGGCAGTTCGCAGTTGAGAGTCCTGCTGGCGAGTCCGGGCGGTAAGCCCAGCAAGCCGCAGGCGAGCGGAGAGCTCCTCGCGCTTGAGGGCAATCTCTGCCTCCAGGCGGTCTTGATCCAAGGAAAGCTCTGGTGAATCCCTGCCCCCGGCAGTCTTCTCGGCCTGGGCCAAGTCTTTGGTAGCACTGGCTCGGGCCTGCTCTGCCTGGGCAGTGAGCTTGTCGATATCGCCCTCGACCTTGGCAATCTCGAGCTCCTGCGTCTTCTGTTGGAGCTCCATCTCTTCTTGGGTGGGCTCGGCTTGGCCGATAAGCTTCTGAATACGATCGGCAAGCTCTTCCCGATCGGTCAAGTTCGAACGACGCAGGATGGCATCATCCGGAATGGCGATGCCAGTACTGCGAAGCTCGATCATCTGAGCGAACTCGTCCTCGTCAACATTGTCGCGTGTCGGCAGAGTAGTGATGGCCACGTCATACTTACCCGCCGCCACGTTATTAAGAATCTCGCCCATAGCACTGACCTCGTTGATCGTCAGGTCCTCTACCTTACCCTCCTCCTCCGGGGCATCGGGGTGAACGATGACCAGCGTGCGCTGCTCGGTATAAAAGTCCTGGATCAGCTCGAGCATCTTGCGACCCACGAGGCGACGACTGTACTCCAAGTGCTTGAACGGCTGGGCCATCTGAACCTGGCCCCGCTGTGTTTTACGCTCAAGCGCGACGCCAGAGACCTCGGGGCTAGACATGCCAAGCATGCCATCGTTGACGCCGCTGATCTCACGGATGGAAGCGCCGGTCTTATCGCTAATGCGATCAAGACCGGTAGGCACGGTATTGGGAGTGATCTTCGCGGGAGCCGCGGAGTTACGAGCATACACAAGATGCAGGCCGGTCTCGGCGCCCTTCTCGCTAAGCTCGTCCTCGGTCATGTTGACCAGCGAGCCCTCTTCGGTAAGCCAACCGCTATTCGCCGTAGTATTGACGATATGCAGCTCTTGCGACCGAGCCTTGTTGTAGAACTCCTGCGGATTGAGCAGATTACGCACAACGCCGAAGGGCTTGCCACGACGGAAGTAGGGAAAATAAGGAACAATGGTAAACGTACGGTAGAGCGACCAATCGTCATACAAGACCACGTGGTCCGCGGTAACTGTCCAGCGTACCTTGCGCCCGGAACGCTCCATGATCTCGACGCCGTACTTAGCCGCCAGCACTTGCGCCTCTTCGCGCCCCATTTGCTGAGGCACTTCACGCAAGTCGCCCGTTTCCGGATCGACCAGCACCAGCTCCTTTACCCACTGAAAGTGCTGGCGCTCTATGACACGGACAGACTTGATCGTCCTGTCGTCGATGTAGGTGTCAGAATGCGTGGAGGGGCTGTCGAAGTTCTCACCGCCAAAGCGGCCAGTGCCAAAACGAACCGAGTCATACGCATAGTAGTCACCGCCGGCGACAGTAGACTGCAGCTTGTCGGCCTTTTTCTGACCGTACTTGGTCTTGATCTCGTCCAGTGACATCCAGGACGTGACCATTATCTCGTTCCAGGTAGACGGGTCATAATCTTTCGCTTCCGGGTCGATCATGACCATCAATGGGTCGAGATGCTTGATCGAAACGTCACCGAGCACATTCTTGTCAAAATCGATACGGACGTCAAAGAACCCGCGGTCCTGGATCACGCCGTCAGAGAACACGAAGTTCTCGATAAAGTGATAGTCGGTCGCCTGCATGATCAACTGCGAGACCTTGGAAAGCGCCTTACCACCTTGCCACGTACCGTCACGCGTTGGCTGAAAAGCAATCTGCGCTGCCCGGTTAGCCTGCTCGCCAAGCATCGTATTGACGGTAGAAAGCACCAAGTTGAAGGTCATGGCGGGGCGGCCCTCATCCTCTAGCTTCTTGCGATCTTTCTCGGACCACTGCTCCCCCCAATAAAAGTCATCGCACTTCTTCGCCATGGCGACATACTCGCTGTGACCGTTGTCACGGGCTCGAGTGTAATGTGACCATTGCCGATTAGCGACGTGCGTCTCGTCGCTGGTATCAATATCAATCGCCAATTCGGCCATTGGTTACTCCTAAGAAGTCATGGCGGTACGCTGGTTCGCACTACGAATAGTCTTGGACAGTTTATCACGCCAAGAGGGCAAAGGGGGAACCTTAGCTTCACGGGTTGAAGTATACATCATAAGCATCTGCCCGATCCAGGCCATAGCGTCGACACCATCATCGTGCTTACCGTTAGGGAAACGGATCATTTCTGCCACAAGCCCCATCGTTTTGTCGCAATGCCTACGGAAGTACACCCTATGTTGCTGCATACGCGCTTGAATAGCACGCGCGCGAGCAACTTTATCTTGTCGACCCGGTTTCAGCTCCTGGGTAGGCATCATGACCTTCTCCTCTCGGCACCGCTTCTCGAGTATAGGCCCCATGGTCATCAAAATATGGCCTCGCTCGATCCCGACCAAGAGGGACTTCCACACGCGCTGCATTTGCAGCATCTTCTCGATGATCTCAAGCGTGCCCCAGTGCCCGCGCTGCACGTCGACCACCCAGATATTGTCCTTGCGATCAATGCCGACCGTAATACCGACCGTGAAGTCATTCACTTCCTTCTGCCCGATAGCCAAGTCCCATGCCGTGTAGAAATTCATCTCCTCAAGTGGCGGTAACTCCTCGGGTGAGAACATCTGAAAGTCGTCACGCTTGAAGTAGTCGCCCTCATCTGCAACAGGGTTCTGCTGATAAAGTGCCGACCAGTCACGCGGGCCAATAGCTCGTTTGATACGGGCCAGTGCTTTGGACGGATAGCGACCATCATCAAGCGCGTCACCCTCTTTACGAAACAGCTCATCAAACTCGGCAACCGCGGGGTAGCTGACCACTTTCCACTCATCGCCCTCACCCTTGTCGGCCTGCGCAAGCAACCAACCCGCCAAGTCTGAATCATGCCAGCGGGTCATAATTATGAGCGCCCCACCGCCTGGCGAAAGACGCGTGTAGGCGGTCGACGTGTACCAATCCTTAATAGCCCGCCGGGTAGTCGCCGACTCGGCCTCCTCGCGGTTCTTCACCGGGTCATCAATTATAAGACAGTGTGCCCCCTTTCCTGTGATTGGACCTCCTACGCCACTCGCTGTATACCCACCTCCTTGACCCAAGTTCCATTGCTCCACAGACTGGCTATCTTTGGTCATTTCGACGCCAGGGAAAACCGTTTGATAGCTAGGGTCACGCAGCAAGCCGCGGACTTTACGTGAAAAGTCATTAGCAAGGCTGCCGGAGTACGAACATCCAATAATTTCGTGCTTAGGGTTACGGCCCAAGTGCCATGCGGGGAATATTCTCGATGCCAGCTCACTTTTACCGTGCCGAGGAGGCATAAAAAGCATCAACCGTGGACTCTCACCCGCCACCACGGCATTACTGAACCACTCCAAATGTTCACAGATATCCTTGTGGACCCACCCCGCCACATAATCCGGGTTCGCACGCAAGACAAGCGGCAAAAGGCGCTGGGAACAAAGCTTCCGGCGAGCCAACTCGGCCCTTGCCGCGTCTTGTGCGTTAAACGACTCTGCAGAATTAGCCTTTGCCGCCTGTTCTTCGGCAATCTTCCGCTCCGCTACCCACGTCTCACGATGGAGCGAGCGACGACGTTGGCGCTGCTCCTCTACTCGGCGTTCGGCGAGCTCATCAGCGGTCTCTTTCGACTTTTCCTTGGCCTCTTTGCCGTTTTTACCGGCACGGCAATAGATACAAGTCCCGGACTCATTGACAAGTGTCGCTGGATGGGACTGCTCACAAACAACACAAAGCGTCGTCGTGACCCTACGCCGTTCCTCCATCCTCTGCTTCGTCGTCAGCGCCTTCGGTGTGCTCTCCATCTACTATATCTCCAGGTCGTAAAGAATCCATGCCAATCGCCGCATACTGAAGCAACTGACGAGTATTGAGCTGTTCCAACTGCTTTGCGTTAACCGGCACGTGCCGATCCTCGTCAGTTATGTCAAGCAGCTTGTGCAACTTTACCAGAGAATCCGTGGCACGAGTCATTTCAGCACTGGTTCCCGCACAGTGATACGAGTTCATGTACATCTGGTGCGCTTGTTCCATGCTGAACTGCACACGGGGTAAAACCTTGCTGGAAAACTCTTCCGTATAGTGTTGGAAGTGCTCCTGAACAGCGGGCTGGTGTTCCCAATTATTACCGGTCCCTGGGGCAACGCCGGCCTCCCTTGCGGCAGCCGTCTGGTTCATCCCCCCAACACGCGCGGCGACATAGTAACGCTGTTGGGACGTGATTTTTGGCAACTGCAATGTGCCGAGGTGCACATCGGTCTTCATACTATTGAGATTTGCCTCCACGACATCGGGAGTAGCTTTGAATGACATGTCATACCCCTCTGAAATTTATATAAATGATACCAGAAAAATTTTTTGGGGTTTGGGTTTTTGACGAGAGGCACGGTATGAGGTTTTTGACGAGAGGCACGAGATTTTTGACGAGAGACACGAGATTTTTGACGAGAGGCACGAGACGAGAGGCACGAGACGAGAGGCACGAGACGAGAGGCACGAGACGAGAGGCACGAGACGAGAGGCACGAGACGAGAGGCACGAGACGAGGAAAACGAGATTTTTGACAATGGTCGAGTGTCAGGGGTTGGAGTCCCTGGTGAGCGGGGGCGCCGGTCCCGATTCGTGTTCTGGTTCCAGCGAAGCGTGAGATCAAACTCGAAGGAACCTTGTTTCGACCCCCACCCGGGGGGTATAGGAGAACGACATGAAGATAAGAGTGATAGATCACAAAAGTGGAAGGGTGATGCACATGCTGTGCGTCGACATGAGCGTAGCCAGCATACAGGCGAGGCTGCCTGGAACAGGGTGGCACCGCTGGACTGCATACGCGGACGGCGCGGTAGTGCTGTCCAGGTAGGGCGAAACGAGGGCTTAGGCCCTCGTCCGTAGGGACTGATCTCCCTACGCTGATGAGCCAGATCGCTCA